AAGTATTGTTAGAAAATACTGCATTACCATCCTCAGTGTAAGAAACAATTCCACTAGAAGCTCTTGCACATCCAGTGAGAGATGCTTTCTGATATCCAGAACCAGTTTGATTGACATCAAAACCAGTAATTTCATTTAAACCAATTTCTACAGATGCTCTAGCAGAAGGTGGAGATTGAATGATTACCTTTGGTGGATTATCTGCACTGTATCCAGTTCCAAAAGTATCAATATTAATATCAGTAATTCTTCCATTGAAGATAGAAGCAACAGCAGTTGCTCCACTTCCTCCAATGTATACACCACGAGCATCAACTCTATCGTCTACAATATAAACTGAAGGAACGTCCTCATATCCGCTACCACCGCTAAGCAGTTCAATTTCAATTACACGACCATCTCCATCAACACGAGTCTCAAGAACTTGAGCACCTACTGGATCGATAATTGCCATTCTGGGAACAGTTTCATACCCCTGACCAGCATTTACAACATTAACAGCAATCAATTCTCCATCAGAAGAAATTTCTGTGGTAAATGCTGCTTTAATGCCATTAGTGCCTGTTGGTTCATCAATATAAACTAAAGGTGGGGTAGAATAACCAAAACCAGAATTAGTAATCTCAATGGAAGCAGATACTTGACCATTTACAATGGTTGGGGGAGCAATCTGCGCCCCTCCAGGTTGCCTAAAGGTTACTCTAGGTACAAATGTATATCCGCTACCAGAATTAACGATTTCAAGGGTATCTACGCTACCATTAGAAACCGTTGCTTTTAATACGGAAATTTTAGATCCATCTTTTGTTGGACTCTCAATTTGAACGATTGGAGGATTAGTTTCACTATATCCTCTGCCACCAGAGAGAAGAGTTACATTTTTTATACCATCAACAAGAGAAGAAACAGAAGCACCAGAACCAGTAGGAGAACTAACTGTGACTTGAGGGGGATATTCAAAACGATATCCAGAACCAAACTCACTTGCAAAGACTTTAGTTAATTCTCCTTCATTGTTAACACGAGAATAACCAATAGCACCACTACCAAAAGAAGGAATTGGTGCTTCAATAGAATAAATGGAGAGGAAACGTCCATTAAGAGGAGCGTTTAAGAAAATAAATTTGTCCTTATCAATAAAGAAATCGACTTTTGGCGTTAAAAGTCTATTATCATATACAGCAATTACATATTCATCTACAATTGGTTCATATGGGGAACCATCAACAGTCATTGTAAATTGTCTTACCCCACCACCAAAAGAATTTGACAGATTATCAATACCAATGATAGGATTTTCTAAGAAACCATTCAAATAGAAAATAAACGTTGCCGTGTTGTCGTCAGATGGAATTCTTTCTCTAGGCGCATTTGTAAAGATAATATCCGAACCATCGACAATATAATCAATGTTTGGTATTAATACATCTCCATAGAGATTTACAACAAGATGCTGAGCAGAAGGTGGTGCAACAGGGATATCTTGAGAAATGAGAGGGAATCTAGTTTGCTGTCCATCAAAAGAGTCAATAGGACTTAATAAAGATGTCCACTTTACCCTAACCTGCTCATATGAAATGCCAGGACTTAACGCAATATTTGGAGAAGAAGTAGTCTTTTCATAGTAAATTACTTCGTCACCAATTAAAACACTACCGTTTTCTTCTAAAAACTGGTCAACACTTTCAACAACAATAACATCATCAGTAGAAGATACTGGTTCTACAACTTTGGTCAGACCATCCAGAATGCCAATATCTAACTTATCAATATCTAGATATTGAAGAAAATTATTGATAATATTTTGACCCAATCCAGTCTTCTCTTGAGACCTATAATAGTACTCAATAAACTTGTTAAAAAGAGGATACTCGCTTCCGATAAAATCGGGGGAATTCGCCCTGATAGACTGAGAGACTTTATTGATATTCATCTAATTAAAAACAACTAGAAGTGTTAAGTGAACCAGCATTATCGATGGTATCGATTTCAACTAAAGTAGGTGTTTGGTTGAAAACGCTTGGTGTCAAACTATTTAGAGGGATTGTTGGAGGAGGAGTTGTTCCAATCGGACTAACTGTAACTTCTGGAGATACTACATTGATGATAGTACCAGGAGTAGTAGCTGGAATGGATGTATTGTTTGCTGGAATGAACAGAACAGGAATCGTAATGTCGGTGGGAAGTAAATCATTATCAATTACCGAACCTACTCCACTGACAGCATCAACAATATCCAAATTAATTTCTGCGGTAAGGTTAATTCCAGCACCAATTATATTAATTGGTCCAAAACAAATTTCACCAGTATCATAATTTACTGTCCCAGCAGAGTTATTTGTATAAACTTTTTTGATACCAGTATTATAGAAAGTTCTTAGGTTGCCAAATCCGTCATCTTCAAATTGTTGGTCAATACCTGGTCTATCAGCGGTTCTGAATGTTCCTGATAAAATAACTGGTTCTTTTTTACATCCATCGGAACCATCGGAACCAGGAGCACTATCATATAAACCAGAACCAGTTGATATACAATAAGTGTTTGTCTGATTGGTGATTGGATTAATATACTTTAGGATGGATGTTTGTAAGGAAATATCATTAATACAACTATTAGACAGTGTAATTGCCTTTTCAAGTTCTTGAGCTCTGAACGTTGAATTGAAATTATTGATTTGTGTTTGAGATGCCCACTGAGAAATAGCAGACTGAATATCTGTAGAAATTTCGGTGGTATTTGAACCGCATCCAGTATCATACAAAGCAAAAACCTTTGTGAAGATATAGATGTTATCAGGATCGACAATAACTGGGTCGATAGATGCCATAGCATACCTTCTCAGACTTTGAGAAAGTTCTTTTTTAGTTGCATCATTCAAAAGAGAACCAGTTTTTGTTTTGATTGCAACGTAAACTTTACCATAAATCGGTGGAGTTAATACATCACCACCATATGCAACTACAGACTGAGCATTGTCGTAAATATTTTTTGTAATGATAGCGTAATCTTGAGCAGTTACTGCTCTATACTGTGCAGAATAGTATCTTGGAGCATTATACTTAATGGACTCAATCGTTTCTGCAACATCTCCAAGTTGTGATTTCTCTTTAACAGTAACATTTACAGCGTTTACAGCATAATTAACTGAATTACTATCAACCAATCTACCGATAAAAGCAAATGCTTGTACATTGTTTGCTTCTTGTCCAGATGTAACTAAGTACTCGAAATTAATAACTTCACCATCCTTTAATTTTCTACCTACGCTATCATCACCAAATTTAACTTCATAGCGCATGTCTTCACCTTCTGACAAGAAGAATACTCGTGAAGTTGCTGTTAATCCAGTGACTGTTTCTACTAAGTTATATGCATCTGAAGTTGTAGAAGATTCATTTGCTTTTACCTTAACTTTTAAAGTAGAAATATCAGCATTTTCGGAAGGAATTGTATAAACTTGATTTCCAAAAGTATTTACGATATAAGAATATGTTACAATAGATCCTTCATAAATGAGAAGGTTATCAAATGCAGCGACACCTGTTGTTGCATTTACTGTTACAGTAACATCTTCTAAGACGTTCCAAATATAATTACCTCCAGTAAAAGAAGCACCTTTTCTAAGGGTGACTGTACTGGGGTAAGTATTATTAGTTAATGTTGTTTGAACTGAAAGGTATAAACATGCTTTAGAGGCATTGATAGACTTGGGAACATAATTTAAAAGTTTTGCAATATTAACAACATTGTCTCTTACAGTGGCAGATGTAATAAATGCCTCGTTCATTGCCATGTTAGCATTAAACGCTGTATAGTATGTGTTGTATGCTAACAAATCAATTAGATACGACAACGAAGACCCATCAAAATCATAATCTGAGAATTCTGTACGGGTTCTCAAATAAGATTTAATTGAAGAGCGTACATCTTCAAAATCTAATGCTGTTAGGTTATTTGGTTGCATTATTCGGGTCTCTGTAAAACAAACGAAATTGTTTCCACGATAGGCAATCCGACAATTCGATATTCAATTGATACATTGAGTTTGTTACCCTCGTAAATTGGAGTAACAAGTACCTCCGTCAGTTCTACCCTTGGTTCATATTGATTAATGGTATTTATGATTTCATCTCGAATTGTATCTGCTGTAAACCCATCTAAGGGTTCAAATAATAATTCATTTACACTAGAACCGACAAGTGGATTAAATGGTTTTTCTCCAGGACTTGTCAATACTAAATTTTTAATTGCTTGTTTAATGGCACCGTCATCCTTTACTGTGGAAACATCATCAGTAAAAGGATTTCTAAACATGGAAATATTCAGGTCTAGAAAATTTCTAGACCTTTTGAATTGTTTTCCAGTAACTTTTTTTAATGCCATCTTTCTACGTAATCGTCAAATCCTCCTTGACCACCGCACCATCTAGAATTTCTATCTGGAGGTGGATTATTTTTTCTGGAACGAGTCAAATAAGCGTCAGAGCGAGGATCTGTGATTAGTACAACTGTACCAAAATCCTTTTCCATTATTTCAGGTACATTATCAGGGATGGGATGGTTTGCCATGTCTCCTAAGAATCTGGTGAACCAGAACTTTTAGAGGGGTTGCTATCCCTGATTATTATTTATCGACCTTGACCACGATAAGGTTTTTTTGCTTTGTTTCGGCTAGTAGCAGAATACTTAGTATTTGCTGAACGACCTTGACGGGTCGTTTTTGGATTACCAGGCTTAAAAGTTTGAGATTTCCCGTAAAGTGCCATAATTAAATTCCAATAAAAACGTTTGGACTAGATCCAGAGACTAGAGAAAGACATGGAAATGCAGGAGTTCCATCGCCAAGTTTGTCGGCAAATCGACCTACTCTTTTTTTACCAATGAACACTGTTTTTGAACTTGCGATGAGTTTTCTCGCATGTCCAATTGGTGCTTCTCTACCCGCTGTAGTACCTATTGTACACCAATAAACAGGAGTGGTCAAGGTTACAGCACACTTATCACCAACAGAAGACGTTGTATATACGCTTTGAGTGGGATGTGGAGTAAGAATATCTTGGTCTACAATGGGAACTTTTTTATTGATAAACACTTTGGCTAGAGCTGCTCCTGCATTGGCAGGTGTAAGTGGAAGTTGGGCAGTTGGTAACCATGCTGCAGTGGCACTGTTTTCGGTAACACTTTTAACATTAATGCGGACATCTAAAGGCGTATGTGGACATCCAGGAACCATGCCTCCACCGTGTCCAGGTTGAAAACTTACCCCGCCTGGTCCTGTACCATGTCCTGTACAATTTCCCATATAAAGGGCAGCTCCCATACCGCCAGATGCTAATACAAATGCCATAGTTTTAACTTAGAAAGGATTACCGTAGGCAGCAGCTGCTTGAGAAACTGCCTCTGCAGCGCGAGTTAAATCATTATATATTTTCATCGAACCAGAAATAGACCAAGATTTACATCCAGTTCCCAAAAGAGGAGAAACTGTGCTGGTGGTAGTATAAGAAACAGGGACTGTTGGATTGGGTTCTTCTTCTGTCGGTTCTGTTTCAGTGTCTGGTTCATCAAATGAAGAAGTTGTTGACGCAGGCGCTGCTGGAGGAGCACATGCGAAATGCAAACATCCCGAATCAACTGGAGAACATGATAATGTAATATTTATTGTGGTCTCTTTAGTATTATCTGGTCTGTATTGCTTCAAGATATATTTTGTGAATGTTGAAGACTCTGGGAGGTCGGTAAAACTTCCTTGAACAGTCTCAATATAAGTTTCTGGTTGATTAGAAAACTCTGGATATACGGGTTGAGTAATATCTTGAATATCCTTTTTCCTCTGTTCTACATCTCGTTCCTTTTCTTCAACAATCTTGGTCTTAAAATCTCTACTGATAGGAGTATCAGACAAATAAGTCAAATTATGTTTATGCTCTGTTGCCTCATATGCGGGTTCCATTGCATTTTCAGTATATAATTGCTGAGGTAGTTGGCGAACTCTCCTCCTTTGAGGGTCTTTTTTAATATCTATATCAGGAATTCTAGAAATTGAGTCTGAATATTGATTCATTTCTGAATAAACCTCGTCAATCGAGTTCAATTCCTGAGAAGATACAGAAACTTCGTCAGTTTTTGGGATTGCACTAGCACTTCTCTTGAAATGTTCGGGGGTTTCTTCATTATATGCCGCATTTTCAACTCTTTCTACACTATTCAATCTAATATTTCCAATAAAAACCGATGGTGGGTCCGTACTATCGTACCCGCTACCAGAACTTTTAATTTCAATTGCGGTCAGAACTCCACCAGTAAACGTTCCTTTCAATTCTGCAGACTTTCCCGAGGAAATAGGTGGTGCTGTAATGCTCAAAATTGGTGGTCTACCAATCTGATTCCATCCTTGTCCGCCAGAAACGATAGAAGTTCCCGTAACTCTACCATTTGTAATCGTTACATTAACTTCTGGTTGAACAATATCTCCACTAAAAGTATCTACAGCGTTTCTATTCAACGATGCAATGGAATATTGAATAGATTTGTTCAAAAATTCATATTTTCCGACTAAAATTGCGCGGTCTTTAATACCATGTCCCGCTACAACAGTAATAGTATGGTTTCTACTTGAAGTATATTGCGTATCTTTTGTAAAAACAGACCCTTCTTCGTCCAAATATGCCACATGATACGGAAAATTATCAATATCCATGTGGAAAGTGCGGGTAATTGTGTGTCCATTGATAGTATCACCAATTCTTAAGACATCAAATCCGCTCTGACTATTAATAACAGAGACTGGTCCAACGTTTGTTATCTTTAAATCAACCTCTAGAGTCGTTACAGACGAATCTGGATGAGTATAATCATAGGTCAAAGTAGCAACATCACCTGCAGAATACCCCGTTCCAGGGTCAAGAATCTCTTCAATAACCCATCGAGTACCAGAAAATACAATAGGACTAACCGAATCATCAAAAATCGGACTAATTCTTGCCTTTACTCTTAATCCAAACTTAGTTTCACTTAAATTTAAATCATAAATTTCAAAATCTTGCCACTCTTCATCTCCACTCTGCCACGGGTTCTGAGTTGACTCATATGCAATTCCATATTGTGCGTCTTCATCCCATGCATCAACATAGGTAGCACCATTATATGATAAATCAAAATCAACAACACCATCAGGAAGTTCATCTGATAAGTCGTCGTAAGAGAAAGCAATCTTATTACTACTAGTACCAAACCCAAATAGTGTAGGATGTGGACAGTCGGGGTCGCCCGTTAAATCCTCACCTGCAGTGTAACTAAGTTCTGTTTCATCAGATTCGCAATAAAATGCTGTACATGGATGACATGTCTGAGATGAGTCAGCATTCGCTGTACTCTCCCCAGGGGTCGTTGAAGACGTTGTTGTTGTTACGATGTGGTAACAGGGTGTACCTGCCACTCCAGCGTCATCTGAGGTGTCGTAGAGGTATGATATCCAGGTATCAGATACGTTATAATCAAAAGAT